AGCTTTTGTGGTATCTAAGGTATAGCCCGATTCACCTGTGCCATCTAACTTGTCTCCATTCCAAGAAGATTGTGCAACTGGATTGTCGACAGAAGATCCTGATGTAGACGTTCTTCTAACCCACCTTAATGTTGATCCTGTTTTTTCAAAATAAATACCATTATCATTATCAAACATACCTACTCTTTGAGCTAGATTAGTTTGAGCTGCATCCATAACAAATGTGTTTAAATTTAATAATGACTTACCTGGTTGATAAGTCATGACTCTTTTGGATTGTCTAATTACATAAGAACTAGATGGTGTATCTACATTTAAATTTACAGTGGATTTATCGGTTGAATAAGTAACAGTTGAACTAGCTCCTACCGTAGCCTCATCAAAGAGATCATTCTTTGACATGACATTGGTAGAATCAAATATGGTTAAAGGATTAGATACTCGAAGCCTGCCAAAGGCATCATAAGCCGTGGATCCATCTCCACCACCAATAACGGTTGGTTCTACGTTTACGTTATTACAACTCATCGACTAAAGTACCATGCCTCTGCTTCGGATTTGTTTTCAGAGTCCACTGTATAGGTCGTATTTAATTGTTGAATCAACGCCTCTAAAACACGAATTAATTCATTAAAGTTTTGAGCTTGATACTCAGGGGTGGGATCAGGAAATCTTTGTAGAGTTAATTTTGCCATTATCTTCTCCCATCAGGTTGAATATCAAAACGCATCGTTCCTAAACGCCAAGCGGTGCCTGTTGTATTAGAGACAATATTCGCTGTAAATTGTCTTCCTCTACCCCGTAAATCTACCTTTTCTGTTCCTGAGGTAAAGCTTGTGGATTTAGTGACTGCATTCGCATCATTAGGATATCGTAAAAATTCAAAATCTAAATTGAGTGTACCACTTTGGTTTTGTATATCGGGGATTAATTTGGAGACAAAAGAAAAATCATCCCCTTGTCCTATTTGAACAGCACCTGATTTTAAATAAGCATCTATTGCTTGACCGTCAGCGTCATTACCTTGTTCGTGTAAATAAATTTGTGTAGCTCCCGAAGTTAATCCTAAAATCGTTTCATTATTGGCAGTAGTATCAGCTAGATATTGTGTGCCAATAGGATTATCATACGTCTCTCGATCAATCCAAGATGTACGAGCCAAGGTTCCTGTCCACCAAGTGCCCTCTTGATAATTATAAACCACCACTGCATTGATTTGATTCGAATCTGTCCTTGCATAAAACCAAATGATTTCATTAAATTCACCGTTGTGCCCTGCAAAAGCATTTTCCGAAGCTGTTTGATTGATATTGTTAAAAACAAATTGTTCCACGGTACACGGTAATTTTTTCACCGAACCATCAAAGGTATAAAAAGAATCTTGTGACATCCAAAAGCTATTACCATTTAAATCTATGCCTGCATGCTGACCAATGATTCCACAGTTTTGACCGAGTTGTCGTAGACCAAAAGTAAAAGGAGGACCAATAAATTGTAAAGAGTGAAGTGAAGTATCGGTCCATACTAGGGTTTGACCTCTTGAGCGTTCAGCAGCCAAGATCCGTGATCCGTCGGCAATTCTTAGGGAACCTGCTGTATTCTCTGCGGTCGGTGTATAATTGTTAATATCTTCTTGATCCGAGAATCGGAGTAATAAATCATCTTGGGTGGCAGGATTACCAATTGTATTTTCCGTACCAAATAAAATTAAATGTCGATCAGGTGAAGAAACTAAACTGAGTCGTGAAGTGGTTGGAGCATTGGCTACGATCGCAGCTCTTGTTGAAGTACCACTCGAGGTATCCCAACGATAGGTACCACCGTTTAATTGTGTTGCAATTAAGTCTTCACCGAAATTATCCAATGACCACTGTCTTGCTTCAAGGGTTACATTAGAAACTGTTGAAGGTTCACCCCATCCACCTAAACCATAGCCATCGGTTCCCCAACCATAAGCAGGAGTCGAAAAGCTTGGACCAGGATTGATTTGATATTCTGCATTACCTGTTCCTCCTCCACCTGCGGTCGAACCACTAGCAGTAGATGTGTGAGTCACGGTGTAAGCTGAAGTATTAACTACGGAAGTCACTTCAAATTCTTGGTTCATATCTAAACCATCAATCGTAGAAAAAGAATCAAAGGTAACAAAGCTACCTGCCTCACAACCATGCCCTGCATCGGTGACTAAAACAGTGGCTGTACCATTGGTGGTAAAAGGATCGGTTAACGCTTCGGTATCTCGAATTGGGGTAATATCAAAAACTACTCCTTCTTCATACACATATAATTTTCGATCCGTGCCAAAGGCATCATATCTTGTGCCATCTAAAGCAATCCAACCATGTTGATCTCGTACCACCCCTACAATCGTAGTATCGACAAACTTGTCCCAACCTTTAATTTTTTGGGGAAGGCCATTAAAAAAGCGTACATTATCCGAGTCTACCCATTGTCCTTGACCTGTGTAATCGGTGACTTCTTTATTAATACCGGGTTTGATCGTAAAATTTGTAAGTGGCATGACGCCTACTTTACATCATCTTTTTTAGCAAATAAAGAGCCAACATGACCTTTGAACGCTCTATTTCCAAAGTGTGTGAGAGGCATGGCTATATCCGCCCAGATATCACCACCACATTCTTGCCATAATCTTGAAAAATAATAGTCTTCCGATAAATATCTTTTTGTGCCTGGTTTTGTTTCATAGATACCTGCACAGAATAAATCATAGCAATTATCAGAACTAAAGTGTTTGCCATTAATAATTTGATCAGATTGATATTTACGCTCGGGAAACTTTTTAAACATTGTTCTAAACACTTCTCTTTTCACGAGCATCATTCCTGTGGCTGCTTCATTAACCTTACAAAAACCACTTTCCATTTTGACATTCATAGGATCATCAAAATTAAGATTATACCCTAGTGTCTTGATTTCTATTTCTTCAGGAGTTATGTTAGGATTATCTTTTAGTATTTGGGGTATCTTTTCAAAGTGAATATGTTTTCTTGGGTAAATACCACAAACTACATCTTTATCAAAACAAAGCATGCGTTCTATGTTTTTAGCTTCAAATCCGATATCGGAATCAATAAATAGTAAGTGAGTAGCAACATAGTCGGTTGCATCCATCATCATCGAAACAATCGTATTTCTTGCTCTTGTGATTAAACTTTCATTACCCATGGATTGCATTCGCATTCCTACACCTTTAGCCATGGACCATTGTTGTAATTGCAATAATCCGTGCATCGTGTTCTCAGTGAGCATTCCACCATACATTGGCATTCCTAAAAATATTTTAAAATTTTTATCTTTTAATTCTTCTGGTTTAATCATTGTTTGAAATCCGATGGTAATCCTAACATTGGTCTTTTATCATTAAGATTAGTTTGTTTAAAAGGACCATTTTTATCATTGTAGTGTAAAAATACTTGTCCACAATCATATCCTTCGAAAGGATCTCTCCAATGCTCTAATAAAGTTCCACGATAAGCCAACATATCTCCTGGCTGTAAATGTACAGTTACTCCTTCTTTTCCAGTTTCCCCTGAAGGTTCTAGTTTAATAGGCCACTGATCGCCTCCTAAGTTAAGAGTACAAGATATCTCACAAGAAGGTCTGTCTTTATGTCGATGTAAAATATCTCCATATTTATAGATACGAGCATAGGTATAACAAGGAACTAATTCAAGTTGAGTTACTTGTTGCATGATAGGCATCACTCTAACCATTAATGTTTCCATTGCTAAATCAGCATAATGAGAATAAGTGTTTGGTATTTGTGCATCTTCCCATGTTCCCCACGTCTCATCAAAAGGAGAAATGTATCTTTCTTGTTTTAAAACACTTGCGACAGCTCTTTTATTTTGAAAGTAAGCGTAAACAAATGAAGCTAATTCTGGAGAAATAGCTTTTTGAATAACACAGTAATTATTATCTTGAAAAAAATTACCTGTGTTAGTCTTTTCTTTTTTCTTTTGTCTTGGCATTATTGTACTCCTTTAAATGCGTTGGGTATAGCTTGTATGTTAAAATGAATAAAACGAAAGGGATCTCCTTTTTGAACCACATATTCATGAGGTACAAAAGCAGGAGCAATAATTAAAGTACCGGGTGTAGGTTTCCAATGTACTCCTTCGTTAGCATATGTAATTTTATTGGGATCTTTTTCTGGCAATCTTAACATTGCTGCAGCGGGCCGTGGATCGTGAAACACGGGATAAGAAGATTTATCGGAGCATTTTAAATAATAAAACCCTGATACATGATTATTACAATGAACATGAGTATTATGATTTCCACCTCCTGCTTTAGGAAATTCTTGCACCCAACACTCTGTAAAAACACAAGTATGTTGAGATAAATCAAACCCCATAAAATCTAAGAAGTCGACTGATTTTTGACCTATATATTCAATAAAAAACTTGAGATTAGGATCCGTGGCTATCGGTCCACTGTGATGAACAATAGCAAAATCATTTTTTTGTTTCTTGATTTTATCTGCGTTTCTTTTTTTTGCTTCTTTAATATGAGGATCACAAGCTTTGTTGACCTCTTGAAGCCACTCTGGTTTTTGTTCCACCCAAATAGGTGTTTTAAAATATTCTTGTAATATCATTTAAAAGGCCATCCTAAATTCCAAATCACTAAAGAGTAACGAGTTCCTCTTGTAACAGGAGCGACTCGATGCCAGACAAAAGAGGGAAAGACAATAATAGATCCTCTAGTTCTTGCTTCTTTAGAAGTAATAACGTTAGGCGTACTATCTCCTCTATCTCTTAAATCAAATTCTAAATCTCCACCTTCATACTCACTACCATCGGCTAGAGATACAGTCACCGATAATTTTCTAATCATCCCGTGATCATGACTTCTAGGTCGATTATAGGGTTTGTTCCATGAGTCTTGATGCCAGGTGTAGTGTTGTTGTTCACGATAAATGGTAAACTGACAATTTTCTGATCTTTCCCAATCAAAATTCCAACCTGCATCTTGATTAGCTTTTTTTACATAAGGAATAATTTCTCGATAAATCCACTGATCACTCATCCAAACAATAGATGAGTTTCTTGTTTTATAAAGTTTAGATATATCATTTTTATCAGTTGGAGCTTTATCATTAAAATCACCTGTTAAAGCAACTTGTTGAGCTTGTTGCTCTCCATAACGAATAATGTGATTACATGTTCGAGGTGTCAAGGCACCTTGAAATACATAATAATAATTTTGTAAATTCATTCTCTCACCTTCTTAGTTTTATTTAATATATTGGGATTAATTGCAGATGTCAAATTATTTGAAAAGTCCAACAAACAGCAAACAGAGGTTTATCACTTTTATTGGTAGTATAAGAGTGTTTTAATTCTGAATTG